GGGTGGGGGCGATGGTAATTTTAGGGCTATAGAAAGACAGTTATCAAAACCCCACCGTCCGACCCCCTCCCCAAATGGTGGAGAGGGGGAACCTATAGGGCATTGATCGTTATTTGGGTGGGGGACAAGTTAGGATAAAGGCTATGCAAACTGAATCGCAAACTGGATCGATAAGTGAGGAGATTTTACGATGGTTGATTTAAGTGTAACTGCGGGGAATGTGGTGCGCGGGGCGGCGGCGGAAGTTAAAGATGGGATCGCGGGGGCGACGATTACCGCCGGGCAGACGCTGTACGCTGATAGTGGCGACAGCTTCAAACTGAAGCTGGCGCAATGCGACGGGACGGCAAGCGAGGCGGTGGCGGTAGGGATCGCGCTGAATGGCGGCACGTCTGGGCAACCGATTCGGTATGTCACGAAGGGGAAATATAACCCCGGCGGGACGGTGGTGGTGGGACTTTTGTATGCTGTGAGTGCGGCGGCGGGGTTGATTGCACCGTCTGCTGATCTGGCATCGACGAACCGCGTTACGTACTTGGGGGTTGGTACGACAGCCGCCGAAATCGATGTGCAGATTCATGTGAGCGGTGTGGCTAAACCATAATGGACATTCGGGCGGAACTTAGCCGACGGGTGGCGGCGGCGCTGGATGATCTGCGGCATGAGATGATTAACGGCGGGGTTGATGCGGGGTTGCTGCTGCCGAAGGCGATCATCACGGAAACGATGGAGGGTGTGAATGTGGCGTTTTTTGGGACGACGCTGCTGCGCTTTAACGGAGAGTGGGAGGAAGTCTCACCCGTCCACAAAGAAGGGGATACGGGCGTGGTACGGGGCGGGGATTTGCTGGAAGAATTGAAGCGCGGACTTGAAGGCACAGCGAAGAAGGCGAAATAAGTGAGCGGTGATGCGATTCCACGTCCGGCGGATTTGGCGGCGCAGTTGCTCAAAAAAGGCTATACGAATGCTGTTCGGCAAGTCGTTGGCGCGATAGCGAGTGAAATAACGCCGGGCGGGATTTTGCATCGACGATTACAACAGTTTGACGATCATGCGCGGGAACTGGCGGCAGATGGGCAGCGGGTGGCGGCTGATGACCCGGTATTACGGGCGCTGCTGGCGGATTTTGGGGTGGCGCTGCGACGGCAAGCGGGGCTGATCGACGCGGCTGCGCCGGGGGTGGGCGCGACGGGGATTGATGCGGCGGGGCAATTCTTCCGGCAGACGACTTTACCGGGCATGAGCGATCAGCAGGCGGCGGCGGTGGGGATACGGTTTAATCAGCCTGACCCGGAAGCGGTGGCGGCGGCTGTGAATTATACGGGTGGGGCGGCGTGGGAAAATGAACTGAGCCGCTATCAGGAAGACATTGGGGAACAGGTGCGGCAGATTGCGTTACGCGGGATTGTGGCGGGGCGGGGGCCGCTGGCGATTGCGAATGATCTACGTGGGGCGGTGGAGGGTATTCCGGCGTATCGGGCGAATGCGCTAATGCGGACGCTGCAATTGCAGAGCTTCAGGGTGGGTGCGGCGGTGCATCAGACGGAGAATGCCAGCATCCTTTCGCATCAGATACGGATTGCGGCGCTGGATAATCGGACGTGCTTATGTTGTGTCTCTGAACACGGGAAGATTATGCCGCTGGGAGAGGTTATCCAAGATCATCATCAGGGGCGGTGTACGTCTATCGCGGTGGTGAGGGGCAACCCGCGGACGGTGCAGACGGGCGAGGCGTGGTTCAGCGGTTTGCCGGAAGAACGGCAGCGCGCAATTGCGGGGCCGGGGGCGTTTGAAGCGTTGCGGCGGGGCGATGTGCGGTTGGGGGATTTTGTTCAACCGTATGAGGATGCGGTATTTGGCGACATGATTCGGCAGGGTAGTTTGAGCAGGGCGATTGAAGTTTCTAGCGCGGCAACGCAAGCCTAAGATTTATTAAAACGACTTTAGACGCTCATTGAAAGATGGGCGTTTTTGATTCCGGTGATGATCGTTAATTGACTATGGATTAGGTGACAATTGAAGGGTGATCAGGAAAGAGGTGCGGGTGATGGGTGAGGAAGCAATTTAGGTTTGCAGAATGATCGTTATTTCAAGCGAGACACTTGATAATGAAATTATAAGGGGAAGGCAAGATGCCTGAACAACAGTTTTTGTTTGCGAGTCGGATGACGACGGGACGGGTTCGGACGGCGACACGCTATCCACATGTGGGCGTATCGCTGAAAAAACGCCGTCGCTGGTTCTCTGGCGATGGGCAAGATGCCCAGACTCCGCCGGCGCAAGGTGGCGCGGGTGGGGATGAGTTTAGGCTGGAAGACCTTGCGCCGGGAGTGCAGAGATACATCAAAGAACTTCGGGCGGAGGCGGCACAGCGGCGGGTGGCGCTGGACACGGAACGCACGGAAGCGGCGAAACGTGAGCAGGCGCGGCTGGCGGAAGAGGGCAAGTGGAAGGAATTGGCGGAGGCACGGGCGGCGGAATTGGCGAAGGTGACACCGTATCAAGAACGGGCGACGACGCTGGAAAGCCTGATCCGTGAGAATAATCAGAAGCGGGTTGAGCGGGTGCGCGAGGAGCTGCGCCCGATGATACCGACTGATTATCCGCCGGAAAAACTCTCGACTTGGCTAGATGCTAATTGGGAGCGGTTGGTAACAAGGCCTGCACCGGAGACAGACGCGGGGGCGGGCGGCGCTGGTGGCAGCGGGCGGGTGATGACGCTAACAGCAGAAGAGAAGGAAATGGCTGCGAAATTCGGGTTGACCGAGGAGCAGTACATTGCCGCGAAGAAAAAAGCGGGAACGGGTTAGACCGCAACCGATGGCTTGATGCCACATTGTTGATGATGGACATTGTGGAGAGATGGGAACATGCCAGATACACGACTTGGGTTTAAGTACGAGTACAGAATGGGCGGTGGCACGGCTACTGTTCAGAAATTCCTTTTCAAAGACACGGAAACGATCCGCAAGGGCGATCTGGTGAATTTGGAAACCGGCAAGGTTGATCTGGCGGCGACGAATGACACGGCGCTGCTGGGTGTGGCTTTGATAACAGTGGCGGGAACGGCAGATGTCAGCTTTATGGAGTGCATTACGGATGATGACGCGGTTTATTCCGTGTATGACGCGAATGCACGGGCGGCAGGGGCGACGCTGGACTTTGCAGGGGCATCGGGCGCTTATGCGCTGGCGGCATCGAGCAACGTTGATTTGATCGTAATGGCAACCAGTACGGCGGCAGAGCGGACTTATGTTCGTATTGTGCCGAATGAACACGCCTTTAAATAGGTTTAGGGAAAAGGTGGAGGAATAGGACATGGTATTAACACAATCGCAATTCAACACTCTCCTGATCCCGCTGATCTACCATCATTTTGAGGTGGGTCAGAACCGTGTGCCGAGTATGCGGACTCAGTTGTTCAGCGTGAAAAGCTCGACACTGGCGCAGGAAAACGGCACGGGCATGGGCGGGATGACACCGGAAAGCTGGAATGCTTACGCCAGTACTGGGAAGAAGGGCAAGCTGGATGTGGATCAGCTTTATACCCAGACCTACACGCACCAAGAATATCCGGTGCAGTTGGAAATCAAGAAGAACCTGATCTTGAACGATCAGTATGGCAAGATCGGCGACCTGATTCGCCGGGCGGGGATTAGCGCGGAGCAGAAGATGGAGATTGATGCGGCGAGTCTGCTGACCAATGCGTTCTCTGCCAGTTTCCTATGGAGCGATGCTAAGGCATTGTGCGCGACAGATCATCCGCAATCGCCGACGGTGACTGCAGGTACGTTCAGCAACAAGGGGACAAGCGCACTGACGGCGGACGTGGTGAGCACGACTCGGGTGGCGATGATGCGTTTTAAGGACGACAAAGGCACCGAGATTGGCCTGATGCCGAATGAACTTTGGGTGCCGCCGGAGTTGGAAGACACGGCGCGGAAGATTGTCGCAAGTGTACTCGACCCGGAAAGCGCGAATAATGCGATTAATCCGCAAGCGGGACGCTGGACGGTGAAGCCTTGGATGCGGTTGACGGACACGAACAACTGGTTTATGGCGGATTCGACATGGCGGCAGGAAGTGGCGAACTGGTACGTCCGCGAGACGACCACGCCGATGATCGTCGCTGAGACCACAACGGAAATTGTTTACGAGTTCAAGCTGCATTACAGCTTCGGCGTGGATGATTGGCGTTGGATTTACGGTCACGAAGTGGCATAAGTGACCCTACCCCCTAACCCCCTCCCCATGCTTTGGGGAGGGGGGAAGAGTAAGGCGGGACGAGCAATGAAGGTATATAGAAAAGGGGTTATGACATGCCAGTGACTAATTATCCGAATGGGATTAACGTAACAGGCGGCATCGCTGGTAGCTTGACGGGCAATGTCACGGGTAACGTGACGGGCAACGTGACGGGAGCGGTCACGGGTGGCTTGGCGCTTCCGGTGCAGGTGGGTTTGGTCAACGGCGCGATCACGCTTACGTCGGGCGTGGTGGTGCTGACTAAGGCGGGGGTGGCGGCGATGACGCTAGCCGCTCCTACGGCTGGGACGGATGACGGCAAAATTTTGCATATCGTGGCGACAACGGCAAACGCGCATACCGTCACGATTGCCAACGGTTTGAGCGGTGCAGGTGCGGCGGCAGACGTGGGGACTTTCGGCGGCGCGGTGGCTGATCGGGTGAGTTTGATCGCTTATAACGGCATTTGGTATCCGCTGACTAATGTCAACGTGACGTTTGCTTAGGGTGGTGGGCGATGATTGAAACCTATCAGATCAGCGTAACGGTGGCGGGAACGGCGGGGATCGCGGTGGGAGCGGGTAGTTCAACCCGTCCAGCGAGTGGGCGGATTCGGGCGGTGTATATCGATTACACCACCCAGCCTGCGACGTGCGATGTAACGGTGGCAACGAAGGGCAGTTCGCATCCAGTGCAAACGATTTTGACGCGGACGAATTCCGGTACAGACGGGTGGTTTTATCCGCGAGCGCTGATGGGGGATACGGCAGGGGCGAACTTGACGGCGATCTATGATGCGCTGCCTGTTGATGACCAATTGACGGTGACGGTGGCGCAGGGCGATGCGGGTAGCGTTTTGGTGTATGTGTTGGTGGGGAACTAAACCCCCACCCCCTAACCCCCTCCCCAAAGCATGGGGAGGGGGAAAAGAGTAAGGTGGGACGAGCAATTCCCCGAACTCAGGGGGGAACAAAACGGAGATGATGGATGACGTTTACTTATAATCTTGCCAGTGCGAATAATGTGACCCGTGTACGATTTCATATTGGCGACACGGTGGCTGAGGGCGCGTTCTTTAGTGATGAGGAGATTGAGTTTATCCTCGTTGAGGAGGGCAGCTATCAGAAGGCGGTAATCGCCTGCATCCAGTCGCTTATCGGGAAGATCAGCGCCGAGCCGGATTTCCAAGCTGATTGGTTAAAGGTAGACCGGAGTAAAGCGCTGGCGGGGTATAAGCTGCTGTTGGCGGAAAAGCGGCGGGCGCTGGGTGTGGCGGCGATTACGAGCAGTTCACAACCCGTCTATCGTGGGGACAGCAATCAAACGGAAGCGCCGGATTGGTAGAAAGATGATTGTGACATGCTGACGGGACGGACGAAGGGGTTGATCGGGCGGGCGTTGAAAAAGTTCCTGACGGAGACTTGCCAGATTGAGGGCGAGACTTTGGCGCGGGGACAGTTTGGCGAACGGACGCACGGGTTTGATGTGGTGGGGGCAGATGTGCCGTGCCGGGTGATCCGCGCGGGCGCGAGTCCGTCACAGCCTACATCGGGCGAGATTGGCAGCCAAGAGACTATCGTCGAGCGTTATCGTTTGATTGTTCCGGCGGGAACGGTGCTAAACGTTGACCAACGGGTGACGGTGGGCGGCGCGGTGTATCAGATTGTGGATGTGGTGACGGCATGGGCGGACGCGGTGGATGCTCAGGCGGTGATGGTACGGGCGCGGTAAACCGCACCCAATAATACGGAGCGTGATAGATGGCGAGTGAGATACGACTGGACACACGTATGTTGGATGCGCTGATTGCGAGTCTGCCGGGTAATTTGGATGAGTGGCTGGCGGGCGAGGCGCAAGAGATCGTCAATGATGTTGTGCTGTCATTCAACACATCGCCAGCGGGTAGAAGCTACACGCGGGGGAGTGTGACGCATGTTGCCAGCCAAGTAGGTAATCCGCCGAATGTTGATTTAGGGACGTTGCGAGCGAGCATTCGGTGGGAGAAAGTTTCTCATCTGCATTTTCAGGTGATGGACGGGGTGGAGTACGGCATTGCGTTAGAGGACGGGACTGAGCGGATGGGCGCTCGTCCGTTTATGGCTCCGGCGGTGGATGCACGGCGGGCGGGTTTGGCGCAGCGCTTTCCGAGGATTTTTTGATGGAGGCGGCACTGGCGGGGTTGTATCGGGCGTTAGCGCTGTATCTGCCGGGGGATGTGCTGATTGCGGATCGGGTGTATCCGGATGAAGTTCCGGCGGGGGTAGTGCGGCCTTATTGGGTGTTCTTTTTCGTGAGTGGGGGAGAGAGCAACGATGTTCATCGGCAGGATGCGGAGTTCGTTTTAACCGTGAAGTGTGTGGCGGAGACGCTGGCGCAATCACTGGATGGGGCGGGGCGGATCAGTAATAAGCTGAATGACGCGGGGCGGCAAGACGGGGCGGCGGCACCGATTCCGGGTACGAGTGAGTGGGATATTTTAACGGTGACGCAAGAGCGGACTGTGCATATCGTGGAAAAGTTCGAGAAAGCACAGCCGATTTATCACGACGGTAATCAATATCGGTTTGTCATGGAGAGGAAATAAACGATGGCACGGTTAGCACAAAACAATTACTACTTGACGTTGGACGGCGTGGATGTTTCCCCTTATACGGGTGAGATTAGTTTAGATGCGAAGAGTGAAGAGATTGACATCACGAGCGGGGCGGGTACGACGCACATGGCACGGAGCGCGGGGCTGCGTGACACGAGCATGAAGGCGACGCTGGCTTATGAGGACACATTGCTCGCCGCTTACGTGGCGAAGATCAATCCGGGCAGCCTGTACGCGGTGGTGTATGGACCCGAAGGCGCGATCAGTGGCAAGCCACGTCATGCCCAGTCGATGCTGCTGACGGCGACAAGTGGGCCTAAGACGGATGTCAAAAAGGGCTTCACGGTGTTTGAGTTACAGTTCAGCGGGGCGGCTGCGCCGACGATGGACTTCTATACCGGGGGCGTATTCCCGTAAACCCCACCCCGGAAACGGGGTTTTTTGTAATGGGATAGGGAGATAGAAAAACCCTTATGGCAACTTTGACGGTTCAACAGAGGGGCGAGGTTCATGCGGCGCTGATGGGCGAGGCGAGCAATGACCGCGAGGTGATTAGCCTGACAAAGGTGCAACTGCTGGCGGCGCTGGTGGCGGCTGATGATTGGCTGGATACGAATGCAGCGGCGTTTAATTCTGCGCTGCCAGTGGCGGCACGGGTGGGCTTGACGGCAAGACAGAAGGCGCGGCTGCTGATGGCGGTGGCGCAGCGACGGTTTAGGGAGGGGGAGAGATGACGAGCGGCGACACATTGGCAGTATTCACGGCGTGGGATGGGATGCCGCCCGTTTCAAATTATGGGACGGTGGACACGCGCAACGTTCATCGGGTGGCTGACTTTGATGCGGCGACGGATGAGACACTTTTGTATGAAGGTGTTCTGCCGCGCAATTATGCTGGCGGCGGGGTGACGCTGCGGATGGGGTGGATGGCATCCAGCGCGACGAGCGGGAACTGTGTTTGGAATGCGTCGTTTGAGCGGCATCAGGACGAGACTGATGATCTGGACAGCGATACGTTTGCGAGCGCTCAGGCGGCGACGGGTGCGGCACCGGCTACAAGCGGTATGGTGCAGTATACCGATATTACTTTCACCAATGGGGCGCAGATGGACAGCTTGGCGGTGGGCGAATCGTATCGGCTGAAGATCACACGGAACGCAGCGAGCGGAAGCGATACGATGACGGGCGATGCTGAACTGCTGCGCTTAGAGCTGCGGGAAACGTAATCTATGGCGCGGGGATTTGGGGCGGCGTTTGGGGTTGGGACGACTGATGCGATAAGCACAGCGCTGGCAAGCAGCGAAACGCTGATGAGCGTTTTTGCTATCCTGTATCGCAACGGCGGCGGGGGGAGCGGGACGGGGCGCATCTATAACCAGACTAGCGGCTCTAATATTCAGGTTAACGACGCGAATTCAAAGCTAGGCTT